TTTATCTTCCATATGACCGTATGGGATTTCGGATTCAAATACAAGTTTCCCCCTTTCTTGTACAAACAATTGCCATACTGGTGGTCCTTGAACACCCACACCTACAAAACTGCGTCCCCTTTTCATTAGAAAATCAACCGTATTTTTTTCTTGTGGCTTCCATTTAAACATAGTTTCATGAGTCCCAATCTTAATAGGACAATTGACAGGAGTAAATACTACTCCATCTACGTTTTCTTTTACTTTTGGAAGGTGTTTATCCATAAATATCTCAAAATCATCCATGACATGAAATTTTTTTAATTTTAATTTAAGTTTGTCATTTTTCATAGTTACGACCGTTTTAATCAATTTTTCCATATGACTTAATCTGTCTAGAAAATCAAGTTCTCCTATCTTTTCATTGTTAATAATGACTGCGTCATATACTAACAGAGTATCTTCATATAATTCCCCATCTAATATAGTTCCATTATACGCAGGTCTTCTAAAATTAACCGATACGTCGATCATATCGAAATTTCTATTAACCAAAATGGATTTCTTCTTTCCTCCATACATGAGACAAACCAACATGTATCTCATTCCATCTGTTTTCTCACAAACAACGTAATCGTCGTTTTTTAGAAAGCCAAAATGTTTATATTCGATAGATATTGGCTGGGGTCCCGGGAAGAATTCTTTTGAACCCCAAATTGTGTGGATATAGCTCACAACAAAATGGTGAAGTCCATCATTGGGAGATATATGAGACATGTATTATTTTTGCGTCAAAACTTTAATTAGCTGATACACCCGCAGCGTTAAGGATGTTACTTATACACTCATGATTGTAGGTATGGATTAACTTAGCAGCTGTAAATGCACAAATTCGTATTCCTTTTTCCTTAAACTTGGAAAACATCTTATCGAATTTAGGTACTATTTTTATTCCTTGTTTATCTGTTAGTTTTTTAATTACCAATTTGTTATTCAAAACAAATACTTTGGCGGCTGTCTTTTCAACGGCATATACGTCACCAGAAATCTTTTTCCCCACTTCTGTATCGAAGTGTAACCCCATCTGGCTTACCGGTTCCGTGGAACCGTCTAGAACTTTACTTTTAAACAGTCCCCAATCTACGCCATCTAATACACCCGGGAATACGAGACAGCCCGTTCCATCCATGTTATTGAACACTTGACTTATAGATTCCGGATCCATACCAATTCCAAAATCAATAAATAACACTCTATCACTTTTTTTCATACATTCAAGAATTGTTTCAGCTTTGTCGTATGGGTCGTCATTACAAAATGTTATTTCATTTTGTACGTGTCTTTCAAGACACTGAATATTTAGACGGAGTATCGTATGGAGGGCTTTCACATGACAAGATTTTGAACGGGTTACGACGATCGTTATGATTTTCATTACATAAACTAGGTTTTTAATCTCTAAGCACTTGATAATTGTTCTTCTAACACTTTTCGTTCGTCATATTGATATGGATGGTAATCGTCAATTACTTTATTTTTAATCATTTTATTCACCATGCGAAACTTTAAATCATTATCCAGATTTCTTTTGTGTGGAACATCGTTAAATATATGTTCCACGATGAGGGGTTTACACATATCAATTTTAAGATTTTTATATACCAATTTGATATGAGTACTGGTTAGTGTTTTTACGATAGAAGTTGTAACCTTCATTATATTCTTATTCTATTATTACGCGTTAGCCTTAAGCCTATCCGCTAGGGATCCACTAAATGGAAGCATTCCGACGTGACCAAGTGTTGTATTTACATCTGCGAAGACCTTTCCACCTGCGATTTGTAATCTCCGACAGAACGCATAATCCTCACTCAAATATCTACGCGATTCTGGATCTATCATGCAGTCAAAAACAGCATGATAGTCATCAAACGTTCTATTTTGATGATCATTTTTACACCACAATTCCGGAAATTTTTCCTCCAGCGTTTTAAACACCGATCTTTTTATCATCATGAATCCAGTGGGCCCGTCAAGTAACTCTACGAATCCATTTATTACTTCTCGTTTAGAGGCACCAAAATTCATGACAAGAGACGAGGCAAGCATCGCCATATTTCTTTCGTCTCCATTCTTTATAGCTTCGGCCGCTTGATCCCACATGATCACCTTCTTGGGATATGGGGCCACACTGACATCATGGCCACTTCTTATCAATCTAGTCACGGATGCCGGGTCAAAGTCTACATCCGCATCAATAAACATGAAGTAGTCACAGTCAGTTTCTTGCATGAACCGACCCACAGCGACGTTACGAGCTCTGTGGACGAGAGATTCATTTTCCGTGGTATCTATGAAGAGCTGAATTCCTTCGCGTATCAAGTGAAGTTGAAGGTTTATGATACCAATCATATAGCGTTCGAGACATAAACCTCCATAACAAGGGGTCGATAAAAATAAACGAATTGGACGTTTTTCCTCCCCGGACATTCCTATTTATATATTAAAACCTTTAACCTCTAAGTGTTTTTTGATTATACTTTCAATCTTGTTTAGTGTCGGGACAGATACGGAACATTTTTCACATATCGTAGATTTGGGATATTTTTTACCCAAAACAACAAGTATAATAGCAGACGCAATACTATTTGGAGTTTTACTCATGAGATCAACACAATCTCGGAGTGTTTCGCAAATCTGATTGCATTTGTATCTATCTTCGCGCGTGTATTCAAATGAACCAAGCAGTCTTGGCATGACGTCGTATGGTCGCGTTACGTAATTTTTTTCAGTTTCCCCCATAATCGTATCTTTGAAAAGTTGGGTCGTTCTACTAATATCCTTTGGGTGTATGCCAAACATATCAGCAATTTCCTTGGTCGTTCGGGACACGTTTGCCAATCTACAAGCATATAAAACGCAATTGGCTTTTATGCCCAAACGAATCGCTCCGCGTGTTAATTTTTCGCAGTTGAAACGACGATACATTATTTTCGCATCTTTCAAAATTGAATCCGGGATAGATTGGGAACATGCTTCTTCAATATCTTGATACGCATGATACAATGATCTATCTTTATGATTCATTGACATATGGAAACTAATTTTCGCCATTCTCTTTGTTTCATAGTTTGATGACTTGTATGTAGAAATTATCGTACCTTTTCCCCACGAATCTGAAAATAGTTCTGGGTTTGCGTTTGGATTTCCGCACCTCGATGGGTCATTTACTCTCCCATCTTCTGTCAAGCCACTCGTCCATTCGGGTGAATCATCTATAAACGAATTGTCTATTAATCCACATTCACTACAAACGGGTAAATTGTCCGGTCCAAAAATTTTTGTGCCGTTACATTCTTTACATACATGTATATTTACTGGCTTTTCTTCGGGTTTCTTGATGAATAGATGATTGTCCAGATCGGACCATATAGCAGCCAGAGTATTCATGATTTTGCATGACTTTTTATTTTTGGTGAAATAACTTAGGCGGACGATGCCCGCTGCCAATTAAGATTATCCGCATGTAACCTGGCATGCATTTCAATCGCATCTACGGTACTTTTAAAACTCCTAGCTCCTGGAGATGTTGGGTTCCAATTATTCCAATCTTTATCGATTGTTTCATGTCCAGGCGGAGGACACACAATCCCATCAATCTCATTGTCCGGAACAATGAAGTCATCAAATTCACTTCCCGTATCTGAGTCCGAGTCATTATCGTCATGGAGATGTATGGTCTCGTCTTCATCTTCTATATCAATTTCACTGAGTGGGGCGTACAGTCTTAGATTGTTATCTATACATCTAAATTCCAGGTCATTGAAAGTTGTACCAGACGGATAATGTTCAGATAGAGATTCATACGGAACGGGATTCATTTCACCGTCATCTGCCTCAAGTTCATATACAGTCGCAGATTTATACGTGGCTTCGATAGGACATAAATATCTAACACCCAGTGTATTACCGGTATTCATGGCAACCACACCATACAAGTATTCTTCGATACCGTCTTCATTTACGAGTACTTTGACAATATCATTCGTTTTAATATCAGTCCTGATGATGGTGGAAATATTCATCCTGCTTAAAATTTTACAGCAAAAAATATTCAACGATATTAACACACTCAATGGGTTTCAAAATTTATTCCAAGGATGGATGTTCTTACTGTGATGAAGCTGTTCGGCTATGCCAAACGCAAAATTTAGATTTTGAAAAAATCAAAATTGAAAAGGAAGATTTGAAGGAATTATGTGGGGGTAACTTTGATAGCTATCCTCAGATATTTTTAGACGATCGTCGTATTGGTAACTTTTTTGAATTCGAAGAGTTTACTGAGGAGGAATTCGAACCCATGTTGTATCCAACCTTGAATAGATTTACCGTGTTCCCAATTAAACACGAGAATCTTTGGTCTTTGTATAAGAAGGCACAATTATCTAACTGGACAGCGGAAGAGATCGATTTTTCAAAAGATAGAGATGATTGGAGTAAATTATCAGAAAATGAGAAAAGATTCTTAAAGTATATTCTAGCATTTTTTGCGGGATCTGATGGTATTGTTTTTGAAAATATAAATGACAACTTTGCGAGTGATGTTCAATACCCGGAAGCTCGTAGTTTTTACGCATACCAAGAGCATAATGAAATGGTACATGGAGAAACATACAGTTTGTTGATAGACACATACGTGACAGACCCGGCAGAAAAGAAGAAGCTATTCGAAGCAATCAATGAAATTGAGTGTATAAAACGCAAAGCATTATGGGCGATGAAGTGGTTTGATAAGAGTAATTCATTTGCCGAACGTCTATTTGCGTTTGCTTGTGTTGAGGGGATTTTCTTTAGTGGTTCATTCTGTGCTATCTTCTGGCTGAAGAAACGGGGCTTACTTCCAGGTTTATGCTTTTCTAACGAATTGATTTCCCGAGACGAAGGTCTTCATCAGGAATTTGCCGTTGAACTTTATAATATGTTAAAACAGAAACCCCAAAAAGAGAGAATTCACGAAATTGTTCGCGAGGCGGTTGAGATAGAGAAGAGTTTCATAATTGACGCTCTCCCTTGCAGTTTGATTGGGATGAACTCCCAGAAAATGAGCGAATATATCGAATTCGTCAGCGATCGTTTATTGAAACAAATTGGAGTTCCTATTATTTACAATTCTAAAAATCCATTTGACTTCATGGAAAACTTATCCCTCGACGGAAAAACTAACTTTTTCGAAAAACGTGTGGGTGATTACGGAAAACTGGGTAGTACTACCAGTCTAAACGAAGCCGATAAGATCGATTTTAATGATGACGATTTTTAAAATGTAGGATTATAGTAATGATCGAATTGATATTTCTTGTGGTGGTCGTGTGGATGCTGACCATAGATCGAACTATTAATATTACCGAAATAGGCGGATCTAAGAATTTCCATTTGAGTGATGGGGCATCTTTCAAGATGTACAAAACCATGGAAGAGGCGGGAGCTTCAGGTGAAGCTCTTCGTATTTTCGTTAATATGGAAGATAGGCTTCTAGAGATCGAGAAAAACTCGGTTTGTAGTGGAGTACCTCGAACTATGGAAGTCAGTTCTATTTCGCGCCAGATAAAAGAAAGATTCCCGGCGTTTGATTTTTCATACCATAATAATCATATTAAACAGACGTCTGAACCTAGTCGTTTAATAAACAAAAAGATAAGATGTTAGTTAATCTTTCTAACAGATATTTATGTTTATAACTTTCTATACTTTTTCTATTTCTGATTACATACATGATGAGATTGTTATCATCTTTCTCACGATGTTCTTCTAACCATTTCTGTGGGTCTTCTGATTCTTCAAAGTCCGTTGAGTAATTATATCTAAATTCCAATTTACTCATTAAACCGGGTTCGTGTTTGTTTTTTCGCCCCTGTCGTATATAATCACACGCTACGTAGATTATACCATCCAAAAATTCTTCGGATGCCATCTCTAGCCAAGAATCTTTTTGAGTCCCCCAGGATTGTGTGTCTAAATCGACACGAACCCCATGACCATACTTCTCTTTTCCAAGTTTCAAACGTCCTAAAAGAGAATTATGAATGTCTTCCATATATTTTCTAATGTATTCTATTTTCTAAGTTCTAACCATGTTTTCTTAAACTTATCTACCTGTTTCTTTCCCGGAAAATTATTGCCTATCTTACTGGTTGCAAAATTGGCTACCGCGTTTTTGTAACTGTTGCGTAATCTGTTTGGAACATTTCGCAGGTTGAGATTTCGTTTAATGACCTCTTTATTGAGTTTTCCCCTTCTCTCCATTTTCCACATGCCGACTATCTCTCTCTTGAATGCGTCTATGACAGCTTTCGGGAATATACCAAAACGTTTATCTGTTCGTATATTGGGGTTATTTCGAATTCGTTTATTTAATTCGACTTTCATACGATTGACGTCTTTATCTATCGGCTCCATGACATTTTTGTATTTTTTCATCCACATCTTACCATAAAGGTCAATTATATCCCTCTTTATGGTTTCATTGGTGAGACCCCTTCTCTTAAGCATTTCTTTCTTATTGAGTTCGTTCTTTGTTTTCTTGGCGGCTATTTTCATTTTCATCATTTCTGCCTTTTTATTAACCGGCTTCGGCTTAGGTTTTGCTGCATTTGCTTTTGCCTTATTTGAAAGTTTATTTCGCTCCTTCTCCATTTTCTTTGCTATCGTGTCCTTGTCGTTCTTTTCATTAATCGAAACCTTCATAATTTTAGCAAATCGTATTAAATCCGCCTTGGTATATAACTTTGCGAGTTTCTTACCAACTCGGAATTTTTTCCCTGAACCCGTGAGTCTGTATTCCGTCCCTCCATTTTTAAATGCCGCAATCTGCTCTTTTTCTGTGCCGACCTTCTTAATCATTTTACACAACATATCTTTGGATGTTGTCGGTTTTATATTAACAATACCAAGCCGTTTTGCTATGTCATACAATTCTGATTGCGAATATCTCTCGCACTTTTTACTCCCAATTCTGTCTCCATTAATGACCGGTAAAGATTTGGATGTAGTTGTTTTCTTTTTAGTGTTAGACTTTGTTTTTTTGTAACAACACGCATAACCCTTTTTATTTTTTCTTTCAACGAATCCAGTCTTACACGGAGGACGGCGAGCTTGGGGGCAGGTTGAAGAATTCTTTCTTTTATTGGACGATACCTTTGCTTTGGTTACTGATATCTCCCCATCCTGATACATCAAATTGACAACCTCAACACCTTTATTATACGCTTGAAGCATTTTAGTCGGTGTTTCGACGCCCGAAATCTGGACATTGCCAGTTTTAGATATAATATACGTATGTTCTCCTCCGGATGTTTTATGTTTCATAAACAAGAACGGTGACAATTCCGGTTCATAGCTTTGGAGTTCCAAACCATACACATGCGCAGATCTTGCAATTTTATTTAAATTTTTGAAATTTCCGTTAATTTTAAATTGACCACTTAAATTGTTATATTCAAATGGATTATATAATAACTCTGAACGGTTTGTGTAGTTATCTACAATGAAGCTTCTTATAATTTCCGCTTGATTTTCTATACTATTGCCCACGAATCCACCAGAAAAGCGGATCTTTCCGTTTCTATAGATATTAATACTGGCACCCTTTGTTTCGTCATTTGTTGAAACTTGTATGTTAAATTGCACAGTGAAAAACGGGAGAGACAGGTCGCCCTTGGCACCGTACTGACGGGTGTGTGAGAACCCAGTTTTAAACTGACCGTATATACCTTTTATTTCTTTCGTTTCTACATAAAGATCCTGCGAAATTTGTGTTTTTGGCATCGGCACTTTTCTCAATATATTTATCAAATCCACACGGTTCCCGGGACTGAGTGTCTTATTTACCGTCGCATTGAACATACCCATATTCAATTTGCTCACTATTAAATTTTTATTTGGTGATTTTGCGTTATTTTCATTGTTTGACATGTATAAGAATTCTCGGAAATTTCCCATATTATTACTGGATGGGCTTTCTGATACAATTTTATTTAGATTCCCATAGTTTGAGTTACTTATAATTCTATTTTCCAACTTTTGGGGAACTTGTTGTTTTCTTAACATTTCTCGTTCTATCTCATTTGCCAAACGGAGGTTCTCTTCTGTATAATTGGAATTGGAATTGGAATTCGGGTTACTTTGTGTGACTTTTACGTTAGATTGCCGAAGAAATTCATCTATAGGAGGCGCACCCCCAAGCCTTGGTGCGGCTTGGGGCACGTCTCTACGCATGAACCGACCCGGTGGGATGTTCATATTAATAATTAGTGAGGTTTTTTTTCTAATGGTCGTCACCGAATTCAAGTGTTTCCTTGACCACATCCAAGCCATATATAAATGGTTGTAGGGGATATGTACGACCCTCGTATGTTTCTACGGCAGTTCGCACTTCTATATCCCTCGATGAAAACGGACCGGCATAGAAATCTGGATTGAATTTCGGTTTTCCAAGATTGTTCGATAGACAATGCTGATTGAACACCTGGACAAAGAGCTTCTGAGGCACAAATAGTTCTGGGCCATATACCAAGTTCGTTGATTCCATAAAATTGTGTAAGGTACTCGCAACCATCGCAACTTGCTTTTGAATGGTTTTGAAATATTCGGGCGTGATATTCCAGATATCCTTGTTACTGTATTTTTGGCTGTATTCAAGATATGCTCTGATACACTTTAACAGAATTACAGGTATTTCCGCATTTAGCTTTTCATCTAGCTTTGTATCCGCTTCCTTTACCTGTTTGGCGAAGTTCCACGGAAGGATACGACGAAGAACCGAACCTGAATTATCTTTCCAGTTTGGTACCTCATTTCCCCCCAGCACTCCCGGACAGGTCCATTCAATACTTTTGGCGGTTTTTCCTTTGATTGCTACACTCACGTCTTCTCCGGAGACCATTGATTGAAACTCGGCTTGTTCTAAACAGAAATCACCCTTGATTTCGGGAGCAATGAACATCTGAGCATCATAGATTGACCCCAAACCGAATTTCTTTTCTATATTATTGCTCATGGTTTTTACATCATCACTCCCATAGAATTTCTTGAATACTTTAGTGATGAGCGTTGATTTACCAGATCT